GGTGGCAGGGGGGAACTCTACTGTGAACGTCGTGGTAGAAATCTTGTCCGCCCCAAAATCCAAAACACAAATCGCAGTGCCGCCGTCCTTATAAATCAGTGCCCCACGAGCCGTAATCGCACCAGACCAAGACGCATTTTCAAACGAGACAAACGAAACCCCGTCTAGCGAAGACACCGTGGGCGTAAGCACCACCCCACCTGCCGTATATCCGGCAGCAACTACTTCGCCGTCTGTTGTGTAAGCTGTTGTCGTCTGATCCAACATCGTATCGTTGGTGTACAGCGCGATCTTTATGGTGTCAACAGCAAAATCCACATCACCGTTAAGCAATGCGGTCTTAAAGCTGTCGCAGGTATAGTTCCCAGTCAATGCCATGTTTTATCCTACGGGGTACCTCGGTTGTCCGGTTCTATAGCTGTCAGTGCGATTTTTGGCATCCCCTAACTGTTTCAGCAGGGTCATCGCTTCGTTGTACTTCTGCTCATAATTGGCTACGACATCTTGACCCATGCGCTGGAAGATTGAAGCCTCGCGCATCGCGCCATAAAAGAGAACGGTGTCAAAGTTATCTCCCAACCAAGACTGGCTTGCCGTAACAATAGATTCCGGGTAGTAAAAGTAGTGCAGTTCAACTCGGTAATTTGCATTGGGAGTAGGGCCCAATATAAGAGATAATTCATTGGTAATCACCGGTGGTTGATCAGATGTCGTTGTTGGCCCAAAGATTGCATAGTATTTTGGTACCCCTACATCTGTTGACGATGGGTATGCCGCCCGAATGAAATTGACATCTTTGTTCAACAAATACTCGTAGTCGCCGTTAGTGTCAATTACAGCAATGGAAAACACCGATAGAAAGTCCGATGGTGTTGAAAGGTACTTGTTGTTCTGCGTCAACGTACTTGTGGCATTCTTACGAAGCGCTGGTAGCTGCACACTGTTATAGATCTTTTGCTCTGCCGTCCTTACAAAGTCGTCAATGTTATCGACGAACAACGGCTCATCGCTCTCTGCGAAGTCAATAATCTTTTGACGCAACTCGGTGTAGTTCATCGTTTACCCTTAGCCCATCGGCCCTCTTGCCATCACGCCCTTGGTCGCAGCACCAGTACCACGGATTTTAATGCCGTCGGTCTTGACATAATCTTTGCCCGGATCACCAAGGCTTACGCGCATGGCAGGGGTTTTACACGTCACTTCGTTGGCAGCTAACGTGTTTGGGTCTTTCATGGTCTTCTTGTCCATTATTTACCTCGCTGGTTCATGACTTTAGCCATACCGCGGCCGTGAGTCTTCATCATCTCGTTGGTCTTGCCGCCCTTGGCATAGGTTTTACCACCCATGGCCATTTTCTTGGCGCCTTTGTGCATTTTGTCTTCATGAGACTTGACAGCCTTTTTAGCCACCTTCTTCATCTGCTCTTTCATTTCTAACTCCTATGCCGTGGTGACTGCCACGGTTCCAAGTGATATTGACAAGTTTAAATTATTTGGCGTCAAAACACCATCTCTTGCGCCACCTACAGGCGCCCAACCCCACTGAAACACCCTGCTGCCACCTGACTGATCACCAGCCACAATATACGACGTATCAGGACGGGGATTTCTTACAGCTTGCGGGTCATTAACTGGGCGTTCGCCTAATAGTAACTGCGGATGATCAGGATTCCAACACTCCGGACAAACCAGTATGTTCACCTGCTTGGTTTTAATCGTCAGCTTCTTTAACTGCTTTAACTTAAACCGAAAATTACACCTGTCGCACTGGGCGATAGCGTACTTACCAGAAGCGAAGCGATTAGACATAATTTACCTCACACATACATGTTACGAGGCACTAGGCGTAGAGGCGCCTTCACACGGTCTTCATCTTGAGCCATTTGCAGTTGTTGCTCGTAGTCCATCTTTAACTCAGCACGGCGGGGGGCGTCTACCGGTAGTTTCATTGACAAGTAATATGCCAGCCCAGCAACCATGCAGTTTAAGAAACGAAATGGGATGTCCATCGTAGGGGTGCCGCCAGCACCGGTATCTTGAATGCGGCGAAGCCGCCAGTACACAAACGTGTAGTCTTGCGACTGGTCTGGGGTAGGCCAAACATTGATCTCAGGGTTATCGCGCTGTCTGTCAATCCACACTTGGATAGGACGCCCTGTGGCGTTTTTGTTGGGGATCGTGGAGTACGTTGAGTTTGAGATACGGCTGATGCTGATATCGGTTTGGTTAGTGCCTGAGCCTGTACGAATTACGTGGTCTAGCAAGTCAATTGTATCCGCAGGGATACTGTACGTAATTTGTCCGGGCGTAAGAACTACTGAGCCTTCCTCGATAACCCATAAATGGATTCCGCGATTTGACCACTCAACGGTCAAAAGGTTCAAGCTGCGCCGTGCGGTTTTTAGGTCATAACCTGTGCGCAACTCGGCTCCACACCTTTCGAAGCATTCTTCGATAAGTTCTGCCACATCAAGGTTGAAGTTTGCGGTGCCGGATGTCGTCATTTCTTCTTAGCTCTCATGTTATCAACGAGATTTGGGTACGGCCTACCTGCGGATTTGGCACGGGCTTTGGCACGAGACTTTTCTTTATCCGTCAAAGGTTTAGACTTCCTCTTAGGGTTGGGCGTGTCCCATACCTTACCGCCTTTTGCGTACATGTCGAACTTATCGCCGTCCTTGCGTGTACCCACTTTAGGTACATTTGCACCTTTTTTGGGTACTTTACTGGGATTAATATCCCCCATGCCGCGTGAAGGTCTCATAGCTACACCATCTTACCTTTGGTTTTACCGCGTTGAGCACAACCATCAGCCTTTTTTACGTAACCGCCTTTGGCCATCTTAACACTGCCGCCCTTTTTATTGCCGCGGACCTCTTTTTCCATCTTGGTCTGCTTCTTTTCTTGCTTGGCATCGCGGCGCTTACGGATCATCTCTTGCAATGCTTCTGGAGATATTTGATCCAACTCCTCATCTGACTGAGGCGCAGGCATGCGATCTTTAGGGGCGACTTTAGACATTCCACCTTCAGCATATTTTTTCATGATTACACCATCTTGCAGGAAGTTTTACCTTTCTTGGCGATACCGTCAGCCCGCTTAGAGGCTTTGCCGGCCATGCCGCCCTTGGCCATTTTGACTGTCTTGCCTTTAGTCTTGCCTTTGGTTTCTACACCGCCGCCCTTGGCCATCATTTGACCACGCGTACCCGCCATACGGGGATCTACCATACGAGGATCAGCCATAGGTGCACGAGCCATACCGCCCATTGCCATTTTCTTTGTTCCAGATTTCATACCGTGTTTCATAGCACCACCTTTAGATTTAGTGAATTCCTTACCCACACTTTGTGGGACGCCTACCTCTTTTGCAAACTTGGGGCTGTTTGCCACTGCTTGCATAAACTTCTCTTGCTTTGCCGATTTAGCTGGCATTACTTCCAAACCCTATCAATAAGCCAAACAAGGCCACCGCTGACAAATGAAGCAATACCCGCTACAGCCATTAACGTGCGCCAACCGCCTTTAGCTTCAGACAGCGTTTTGTTTATTTCAGCCAACGACTTCTTAACATCTTCCATGTCGCTTACCATCTTGTCCATGTCATCTTGCAGATGCTTGATGTCGTTTGCGTGTGTGGCCAACTCACGGGCCGTTTCTATTGGATCTTGGCTCATGTCAGCACTTCCACCTTTTTAGACTTGCGGCTTTGCGAGTTGGACGACCTTTCTCATCCTTCATCGGCCCGGGCATACCGCTCATTCTGGCGCAAAATGATTTTTTACGAGCAGCATCTTTCTTCGTTTTGGGGTTTGGCGCAGGTGCTTTAAGATTGGAACCTGTCTTCGCATTGTGCTTGGCGCGGCCTTTAGCCGTCAATCCAGCACCTTTAGATGCTGGGAGTTTTTCACCACGTCCGACCGACAAGGATGCGCTCTTAGCCATAGAACACCGTCGCCGCAGTGATGTTGTTCATCGAAGCATAAACTTTTTTCGTAGCCAATACCCCCTGACCGGGCAGAAGGAAGTAGTTGTTGTAGATATCAGTTGCCGCCAATGTGAACGTCATCAACCACTCGCCATCAACCACATACCGACATGCAGGTGTGCCTGTTATCGTAAAAGAGTTGATACATGGGATGGTAAACGTGTTGGCGTCTATAACTGTAATAGACGCATTTCCGCACATAGCTGTGCCACCAGTCCCTGCCGTATAAGCGATACCGATTTTCTGGCCTGTGGATAATCCATGGGCTGTCTTTGTTACGGTAATTGTGTTTCCGGATTGACCGTAAGTACCTGCTACGGGAGCCGCATCAGTGGAAAACAAGTCTATTTGACCTGCGCTTGCGCCGCCCTTCACTGCGATTGACTTAATGCGGGAGCGCTCATCAGGAATGATAAACCCGGTTTGGTTCAGATACCTCGATAAAACGTCTGTCTGCATAACTAACTCCTAGAAAGTAAAAATCCCGCGTGTGCGGGGGAGCTAATTAGGCGGGGCCTGCGGATACGCTCAAGACGCCCGAGTTGTTCCAAAGCTGACCAACAACTTCAGGATCAGTTTCAGGCAGGTCGGTGATGATAACCGTAGTGCCGTCAATGGTAACAGTGCCTGATGTGGTGAGGGTAGTGGCAGTAACAGCGCCTTCGATATCGCCTTCAAAACCGTTAAGTGAGCGCCATGGGCCTGATACGGTAGAACGTGCCATGATATATTCCTTTGTATATGCAGTACATCGTCCTATAGTCTCTGCATCGTCCGCTGGGCCGGTCTATAGGACTGGGGTTTCCCAGACTTGCTTCTTTTATACCTCAAAAAACATGACCATGCAACATAAATCCGGTTAAATTAATAAAAAATGGAGTAGCCCCATGAAATTTAAAATTTCTGCTGTTGATATACGTGCGCCAGAGAACCGTACGTTACTTACGTACCTACAATATAAGTGCCTGCCTTATGACACTCCGATGGAAATTGACCGCGGGCATTGGTGGATTGCTTACACTGAAGACGATAAGCCTGTTGCTTTTGCAGGGCTCGTGCGGTCACACCAATGGGTAAATGCAGGCTATATGTGTCGTGCAGGGGTGCTAAAGAATTACCAAGGTCACGGTCTACAGAAGCGGTTAATACAAGCTAGGGTACGTAAGTCACGTAGTTTGAACTGGGAGTGGTTAGTTACCGACACCACTGATAATCCGGCAAGCTCAAACAGTTTAATCTCGATGGGGTTTAAGATTTACCAGCCCAGTAACCCTTGGGCAAATGAGAATAGTTTATACTGGCGGCTGAATGTTTTTGAGAGTAAGAAACGTGCCTCGCAGAGACAGAGCAAAGCAAAATGAGTATCAACGTCAATGGTACGCCCGTAACAAAGAGAAGGCTAAAGCAGTAGTAACAGCCAATAAGCATAAATACAGGCAACGCTGGCGCGACTATAAAGCCACCCTAAAATGCGTCAACTGCGGGTTCGACCACCCTGCCGCGCTAGACTTTCACCACGTTGTCAAGTCCCCCAACAACCAGCCTGTTAACTATCTCCTACGCAAAGACGCATTTAAAGCCCTCTACGAAGAAATTAAAAAGTGCATCGTCTTGTGCGCTAACTGCCACAGAATCCACCACCACGATGAGCGCGAGAAGGTTAAGCCGGGACAGCCTTCTTAGCTGCCCTACGTTTATTTTGCTCCGCCTGTTCTATTTTTAAGCACTCGATGCACGTACCCTTGGCTTTTCTAGGAACTATGTGCCCCTTATCACATGGCATACCCGTAAAATACAACGGTTCTCCGGCAGCTTTAGCAAGTGCTCTGGTTCTTGGTAGGTGTTTGTACTCCTCTGGAATATGTGGGGCTTCATGCTCGTTTCCTTCATACGACAGTACCCATCCGGCTAGGGCGCCACTACGAACAGGTTTGCCAGATTTACAAGCACGGATAATCGTTGGCATAAATACGTCGAACTCGCGAGCCGCATCATTCATGGTGATGAACTCCCGCACAGACCCGTCAGGCGCTTTCGCAATCAGTTTTCGACCCATCTTCGCACGAGACTCGTCAGTGTGCTTACGCCCTTGCCAGTGACTGTAGTGACCTGCTTGAGCAGCGGCCTTAATCTTGGCCATGCCTTCAGGTGATATTTCCCTTCCCGGCGCTTTAGGTTTACCGCGTTGGGTGTCACCGATCTTTTGACGCGTTTCCTCAGAAACTGTTTGGCCGTAGCGGTAGTGGGATTCTCCGGCGTGTTTCCCTTTTCGAGATTTACTAATCTGTAACTTTGCTTCATCCGACCAGCCGGCTCCCGTACGAGGATGCCCATCCCGCTCTAACCATGCTTTTGTCTTTGCCGCTAACCGTGCCCGCATTTCTGGACTAGCATCGCGCATAGGGGCATCAGCGTGTTTAGAGACGTTATAGCAATAATCTTTACCGAAATGCTCATCAAGCCATTTCTGCTCGGCAGGAAATAGCTCAGCTTTGTCGTTTAGTTGTTCAATAATTTCGAACTTAAAGCAGTCCTCGCCGTATTTGTTCCAAGCCCTCTGCAAGTAAACGCAGACATGCAATCCAGCACGTAGCTCTTTCCGGTGAGCCCAAAACCGCTTTCTAGAATCTACGGTACTGCCAATGTAAAAATTACCGTTGACGACATTGCGGATTTTATAGATTACGTTTTTCATACTTCCTCCATGTAAGTATCGTTATTATACTACCGAAGGAATGGTGTGTCTATAGCCAAAAGAAAACCCCCACCTTTTGAGTGGGGGTCAATCAGCTAAGTGCTTGATTTATAAGGGTCAAGCCCCTGCTGACGCGTACATTCCAAGCGGATCGGAAAATCCAAATGAATAGCGCTCTCGTGCTTTATATCTCACATTGCCTGTATCGAAGTCTCCTTCCATATTTGTAGACATAGGAGTACGGACAAAGTGCTTCATACCATTTGGAACGTCAGTCTTCAAGAACCAAGCGTCATTGTCGGTCAAGAAGTTATTAACCGTGTAACCCTCAGGAATTGAGCCGTTGTTCTTAATGGCGTTGATGTCGTTATCCGTGGTACCGACACGCAGTGAGGTCTCCAGCAAGCGAGTTGCCACAAACTGTAGTGCAGGTGGGATAACCAACTTCAACGGACGGGCAGCAATCAACAAGCCACGCTCGTCAGTCCACGCCGCAATTTGAATAACAGCATTTTCAAGTGCCGTCTCGTTCAAATCCGTAGCGGTAGCTGGGATGTTGCTGTTGGTGCCACCGGAAACGAGCGGGTGATCATTAGCGAAGAGTGCCTTGCCGTCACCGCCAGCAAAGTTAGAGTCGAAACCGTTGTTTAGTACGGCAGCGGCTTTTACCTGCTTGGTGTAGGCCATAGCACGAGCCAGAGCCTTGGTGTAGCGAGCCGACAGCGAGTCATAGAGGTTGTCCTCAATAGCCTCTTCGGTCAAGCTAAAGCCCAAAGCGATGGTTTCGTGGTTGTAGCGGGCAGTCCATGCTTCCTGTGCATTGTCGTACGCCATGGCAGAACCTTCGTCCTTAACCGGGGCAGCCGAGAAGCCAGAAAGCTTGGTCTCTTCTTCGAATGAACGCTCAGAGGTCTCTTGTTCGTAGATCTCTTTGTGCTCTTCGCCATAACGCTGATACTCCAAACCGAACAACGCGTTCAGACCGGGCAGCAGCTCTTTCAGTAGTTGTGCGCGTGAAATAGCCATTTTTTAACTCCTTATACGCCCGTGGCTTGGTTGTATTGATGGAGGTTGATCTTGACAACCAGCTCGACAAATTCGTCGGCGCCAGTAGCAGTATCTTCCACAACATCAATGACTCGGATGGGCAGCGTGTTCGTAGTATCCTCAGAACCAGCAAGAACCGAAACGGCTGAATTGCCCGTGTTGGTATCGCCAGTGCCTTGAACGAGCTCCATGTTTGAACCAATAGCAGCACGAGCAGCATTGCTCATATCGCTTGAGTCGTCCGTCACAGCGACTTGGAACACAGCGTTGGGGTCATCGACCACATAAGCAACAGCGTCAGAGGCTACAGTATCTGCAGGCCAGTATTGAGCGAATTGCTTTTGCTTGGTCGTGGGGTTGGTATATGAGCAGCCGACAAACACGCCAACTGGAGAACCAGCATCAGTGCCTTCAAACTTCTCAGCAGTACCGCTCGTTACAACTGAAACCAGATCACCGTAAAAGACATTGGTATCGTAGCCCGACGCAATTTTGACATGACGCACAGCGCCAGCGTAAGGCATACCGTCTAGACGGTTAATCGGCTTGAAGCCGTAAGGAGCATCAACAGTAGGATAAGCCATTTGTTAACTCCAAATTTAAAATTAAGATCCACTGCCAAAGCTAGTCGTCGATTTGCGATCCTTAAACAGGGGCATACGCGAGTCACTTTGACGCATAAAGTTGTTATCAACCGCATCAGTTTGGTTAGCGCTTTGTTTGGCGTAATATTCATTACGTTGCTCAACCATTTCCTTAGGCGCCTTGCATAACAACAGACCTCCAACCTCAACATTCTCTTTGAACTGAGAATTGGGATCTAGGAAAATTTTCATCTGCGGCTGCTCATCTGTGCGAACCGGCTCCCAACCTTCACGAAATTTCGCAGAAATATTACGGGGATCAGAGTTGTTCATAAGTGACACACGGATCCAGCGATAAGCATACCCAGCTTCCCGAATAGGCTCGGGTAAGAGCTCTGGTGGTCTCCACGCCTTAGGGCGGGATTCCTGCTCACGATTTTGCGATTGACGTGGAATACGATTTTCAGCCATTTTGGTTCTCCAGTTCAGCCATCTTTTTAGCGTAGAGCTCAAGAGGTATTCCTAACTTCTTGGCCACGTTTTGCTGCGTTTTTGTCAGCCGCATTTTCTTTGGTGCTGACGAGCGTTGCGCCGGAGCTACAACGTTACTGCGTTGGCGACTCGGTGTTTGAGACTCTTTTTCCGCTTGAGAGCTTTCGAACCTATTTGGAAAAGCACTTCTCATTGCCTTGTCGATCTTTTCGTAATATTCATCAGACTTCGTGTAAGCATCGCCATACTCACGTACCAACTTATTATGTACTCCGTAGGCGAAACCTGTCATATCCTCATCACCGGGGCGTTCGAACCAAGGGTTATTTTCCGCCCACCGAACCACTTTATCATCAAGTTTAGGCGTTGTGTCTTGTGCAGCCTGTTGTTGATTTTGCTGGTTGGGTTGAGTATATCCTGTATTTTGTGCAGATTGCAACTTTGTAGGTTTGAACGTGCTTACCTGTTGCATTTCGAACTGAGCCTTATACATCTCCTCTTGGGCTGCCACCGCTGCGTCAGTATCTCCTGCATCTAATGCTGCTTTGAGTTTAGCTTTGGCGTTGTTCAGACTGATTTCGGCTAAAGACTTGGACTTGTCAATATACGCCGTCTCTCCCATGTTTATATACTGTTGGAGACGTTTGTTCTCTTCAGCCGTAAGTTTAGCCGCTCTTTCCATCTCCGCGAGATGTCGGGCAAGTTGCTCTGCCTTGCGTCGCTCGTCATGGCGGGCATGGGTCAGCTCTTTGAGGCGTTTTTGCACCTTCGAGCTGTACTCATTGAGTTCCTCTTCCGTGGGTTCGCTTACCTCTTTGTCTAAGGGTTTACGATTACGATCTTCTGGAGGAGTGTCGTCTACGATTTCAATCTCAGGAGACTCATTACTCTGGCCTTCTGTCTGATCCTCATCACCCTCTAGTTCGAGTTCAATCTCGTTTTCTTCAACGGGTGTGTTCTTCTCGTCAGGAAACTTGAAGTCTTTCATAATCTACTCCTTATGCAGCGAAAAAACGCTGTTGGTGTTTGTTTGACTTTTGGCGATTCCATAAAGCTGGAACCACCTGCAAGTTGTCATGTGTTGTCATACCGCCTTTTGATACCGGAACAATATGGTCAACATGCCAACTCGTGCCTAGTGTTTTACTGCGCAATCGCATCAAATGGATAGCCTCCGTTAAAACAAAGTTATCTAGCTCGCCCATAGACCTCATGGAAGCTCGTTTTTTGTGCTGATACCGCAACCTAGCCTCTAATCTAGCATCTGACAGAGGTCGCTGTGCTCTGCGCAAGTCCGATGCCCTACGACCACCAGAGGTTTTATAAGCTAAATCCTCCCTACGTTTGGACAGTTTTCCTTTGTCTGATGCGTAGTATTTACGCTTAGACTCTCGGTGCTTGTCCGGATGGTTTTTGCGGTACTCTGCTGATTTCACGCGATTATATGCCCGAATCTCGTCCTTCGTTACTTTCACATAATCTACATGAAGCATGCAAACCATCACGACCTGTAGGTTGAGGCCTAAACGCGTCCATGGGTTTATCCTGATGGCATTTGGTACATTTTTTCATTAGCGCCTCTTGATTCCTCTAGGATCGGTAACTACCGCCTCGACAACGTCATCATTTATCAATCTGAACTCTTTGCCATGGATAATCAGGCGAGAACCTGAGTTTGGGCGTACCAAGATAAAGTCGCCTACCTTGCACCAAGCACCAGACGGGAAACGCTTCTCATCTTTATAGCAATCCGGGCCCATGGCAACGACAAACAGTACCGTCGTCAAAATTTCTTCATAGTGCATGGTTTCATCGGCTTTCAAGATTCCACTCTCGTACTTTTCCTCTATTTCAGGAATCGCACAAAGAATGTGGTACCCGGAGGGTTCCGGTAACTGCTTGGCTTTATCCTCAGCGGATGCTTCAGACTCAACCGACCCTACAATCTGAGGATTATCAGGGTTTCTCGCGATTAGTAATTCACTCATCGTTTTGCTCCATGGCTTGTTGTAAATCCAAAAGGTCGCGTTCTGCATAGGCTAGTCCTTCAACAACCCCACACAGACGTTTGTACTCTTCAAAGCTCTGGCAAGTGCCAGAGGCGAGCGTGTCCGCAAGATCATTCATACGGTCACGTAACTTCTTTTGCAAGACCTCTATAGCGGTCATTGATTTCCTCCTTCAGGTTTAGCAGGCACACTGGACTGTTGCATCTGTGCCTGAGTTTTAGCAACATCAATACCCATTCTCATTCCCTCCATCTCTTTTTTGCCCTGCAATTCTTCGGCCTTAACCCCTGCCTTCAGGATCTCTAGCTGTTGTTGCAGTTCTAGCTTGGCTTTGGTTTGAGCCGTCTGCGCACCCACACGTAAGCCTTCTTTCTCCATATCGGCTTGTAGTTTCTCGCGCTCTAGTGCCAGCTTGTCTGCGGCCTCAGCGGTATCGGCCAAGAGTTCACGCTCTTTTAGGTCAATCTCGCGCATCTTGATTTGCAACTCTTGTTGTTGCATCTGGATCACAGGATCCTGTTGCTGCTGTGCGATACGTTGTGCCTCAGCTTCGGCTTGATGTTTGCCAAGTAACTGCCCGGCAGCTTCTGCCGCCAGACGAGACAACTGGACTTCGACTTCCTCTGGCATCTCTGCTTCAGGCGGCGGTAGGGTTGCACCCATTTGCCGTTGTAACTGCTCTCGGTATCCGAACGCTACGTGCTCAGTAATATGGGCTTGGGCGGCCTGCATAATCATTTGAGCCTTTGGATTCTGCCCCATCACTTCCATCATTACAGGGTCTTGCATGGCTGCCATGTGCACACGGATATGCGCTTCGTGGTCTTGGTACATAAACGCTTTTACCGGCTTACCGTTTAACAAGTTCATGTTCTCACTAACAGGGTCTGTCGGACGCTGATCCTCATCTAGAGGTACTAGCTCGTCGGCGTCTTTGATATTGAGCACATCTAGCATCTGGCGGTGTAGCTTAGGTAGGTTGTAGATGTCTGGTGCCATCTGTGCTAACTGAATAACCGCTTGGTACTGCACGACACGCTGCGCCAACGTACTGGCGTTAGGGTCACTGACTGGGATAATCTCAACGTAGCTATAGTCGTCACGACGTGCACGACGGTCTGCATCTTCTGGCGTGTAGTCGTAATCGGGTGACGCATGGTCACGAATAATCTCAGCAAGGAGTTGTAGCTCCTGCTTCATAGAAAAGTGCATCCGAGCCTGAACTGCCGACATCACTTTCAAGTTACGCTCAATCAATGCGAGCGTAGTGCCCACCGGTGCTTGTGCCGACATGTCAGACACTTTCATATCTGGTGTTGCCGCAAAACGACGCGCTTCTTCGGTAATAATACCTAGCAGTTGTAGTAACGATTGGCTTGGCTCTTTGTAGGGTAGCGGCATAATGTTGTCGCGCAACGTGCCAGAAGCTACATCTACGTCTCGGAACTCTCCCGGTGAGATTGGGGTATCGTCGCCCTTAATACGAAGCCCGCGAGTTTTCATACCGCCGGGTAAGTTAGCCAATGTCCCCGCGTCTACTAATTGCCGTGTAATAGCCGTAGCCGATTTTGCGGAGTTGCCTACCAAGTGCACCAAACCAAAGCCGTATGATCCAAAGCCCGGTATGTATTGGTAGTGTACAAAGAACTGGTTGGGGCGCTTGTATTTCACCTGCACGGCCTTATCGCCTTCGGTAGGCTCAGGCACGGGATCATAGTTACGGCGCACAGCCAGCACATCGCCGGTTTCTTTTAGGAGTGTTACGACATATGGCATCGCAATGCCGGTAGGCTCACCGTCGTCGTTTTTATCTTCAAACCCCGGAACTACAAGCTCGACGTGCATCTCTAGCAGTTGATGACGATCATCATGAATGGCGCTAAAACCAGTCTCATCGTCCTTGGCTTTCTGTACTCTATCTGGCTGTAAGGTAGGCGCGTCTTCAATATCAATGTCGTTACGGTAGAACCCAGCCTCTTGCAGTTTAATCAGTTCGTTTTTGGTCTTACGCATGCGATGAGTGATGCGCTCACACGTCGAAATATCCGATACACCATAAGGTATGATGACATCTTCTGCCGGGATAAACACCGATATCTGACGCCCAAGTGTTGGGTCGTAATAGACTTTCTTAAACGCGCTACCAGCAATGGGCAGGTTCCACAGCATCTTCTCGTGCTCAGCACGGTACTCACGCATGACTTCGGTTAATTGGTAGTTCATGTCCGTGCGCACACGGTCAGCCGCTTCTTGTTTGGCTCGGGTAGTCTCGCCGATGATCTTGGTTCTTACGGGACCACTAGCAGGGAACGTCTCCATAATAGCTTCGGCCTGAAACCTTACCGCAGCTTCTGCAATCATTGGGTGGTGTACGCCACAAGCACCTTCCCACGGTTCGGTACGCTCTTCGTACTTCAAGCCCAGCAGTTTGATGCCTTCGGTGTAGGTCTCTTCCCAGTCTTTGCGTGAGGCTAAATCGTTCTCGTAGTCGCTTAGCAAGTCGTCTGCGATCGACGCCAGCACTCGATCATCCAAGTACTCCGCCAAGTTCGCATCAAACGGTACACCGTCTTCTGTATCTTCGCCGGGAATGATTGTTATTTCTACTGACCCGTCATCAAGCGTAACCATCTCAGGCTCAACGATCTCAATCTCCAACTCGGGTACCTCGTTTGATTCCATACCTTCGGGTGCGGCGTACAAGCCTTTTTCAATAGCCATAGCTAATTTCCTTGTGTTCGTAGCCAACTGGCTACCTTATAAATTTCATCGGCTGTCGCATTGCTTTTTATCATATTAGCCCTACGACTTATAACTGCTACATTACCCACTGTGTAGCCTTTGGTTGGGTCAATCCGATCAATACTGGGATTGGATTTAATATCACTACCCGCACCAAGAAATACAAATGGCGTACCGAGAACCGGACATTGATCTTCGGTTATACCGTAAATATACTCATTAGTTAAATTAAACTCCACACTAGCCCATCTTGATCTAGTTCTTGCTGAACCAACAGCGCTAACTACCCATGCCCATTTAGGGTTACGCTCTTTCCAACGCTGTTTAGCGTTTTTAGCCTTAGTACTACTATTCCACGTCTTATCAACACGGGTTCGGGGTCTTTTTACACTACTGGACTTGTTAGCAACATCCGATGCACATTGTCCGCATGACCCGTTTTTAGTTAGCCTATATGAATTATGGCTCTTAGGGCATAACTTGGTAGACATATACTTCGGCGACCCCAAACGCAAAGCCTCTTCCCTTGAGGTTGGTAGCGCAGCTACAAAAGTTGGATCGTTCATCATATCAACAATTCTTCGGGGGCCTGATTTCATAACTTCCTCCGTATAATGAGTCCATTATATCATCATATCCACTAAATTAGTAGTAGGCGGCTTTCCGTCTATAGATTGGCTCCTCGCTTCCATCCGAGTCCAACCTGATAAACCCACCGTTTCTAAACCTAGCTAACGCCATACTTGTACAATCTACCATATCGTCATTCGGCGATGCTGGGAAACTCGCTACTTGCTCAATTGCTTCTTCAGCCCACTTTCTGCCAGCGGGGTACCACACCATACCGGACTTAACTATGTCCGATACTGCATTGATTCGAGCTATTTTATCGCCTGTACCTCTGTGTGGGGTAAACTCTTGCACCGGTATGCCCCCGCGTCGCAGTTCTTGGAACAGCGGTGTGCCTGAGGACTTCTTCTCCACAATAAATGAGTCGGGTAGCCACTCTTGGTACTCCCGCAAAGCAAGTTCTTTTAGCTCAGGGAACTCTACACGTATATTTATGGCATTTAGCAAGATGATATGGTTGTTGCCATTGGTTAGTTGATCATCTTGGAACACACCCCACGTCAAAATGGCTGTAAAGTCCGACCGGTTCTTGGTTTCTGCGGCTGCATCAAGCGTCATGATGATGTATTCACAGTGTGGCGGGTCTTCTCGCTCCCATTTTTGCCACCAATCCCGCTTAATTAACGCACCTTCCTCGGCGGTGGGGTTTTGTTGGTACTGTGCATTCCATTGGAACACTGGCATGGACGCTCTTGTGCGGTGCAGCGCCTCTAAATCAAAGAATTCTGGCCATAGCGCCTTCTCTTCGTCGGTATTTTCGTTAAATATCGCCGGAAATTCAAAGAAATGGTACTGGTCGGTGCCCTCAATACGGGTCATGTCCTTGGCTAAGCGCCCTAAAAGATCTGAGGGGTGCCAGCGGGTATGCACAATGGCAACCTTTCCTTGGGGCATTAAGCGTGTTCTCGCCCCATAAGCGAACCACTCGTAGGCTTTTTCAAAAACTTCGTAATTGCCATTCAAAATGTCTTGTTCCGAGAACGGATCGTCCACAATCAAAAAGTCCGCACCGCGACCAGCTAGTGCCGCACCCACACCACATGCATAATATGTACCGCCGACGTTGGTATTCCACCGCCCCGCGCTCTTGGAGTCCGCAGACAAGCTCACTGTTGGGAATATCTCTTTGTATGCAGGACTGTTGACCAGATTTCGTACCTTACGACCAAAGTCTACGGCAAGGTTTTCGGTGTGTGAGACCATCAGTATCTGCTTGTTGGGATTTCGTCCAAGGTACCAAGCCGGAAAAAATATCGAGACCAACTGAGACTTACCATGGCGAGGTGGCACCGACACCCCAATACGATCCTCTTCCCCGCGTTCCATAGCCATTAGGAGATCAGCAAGCCGTCGATGGTGTTTACCCACTTTATATTTGGGGTCCATGTGCTTGCAAAACTCAATTAGGTCATCATGACAACGCTGTGTGTATTCACGACGCTCTAGTTCTTCTAACGACGTCAGGACTTCAGCCAACTCATCTGGGTTGAACTTATCTAGGTTGGCTTGCAGAAACTCGATTTCAGCGCTCTGTAGCATCGTCGGGGCGAGAGACCAGCAAATTAGTCAGTTCACTGACACGGTTATGTATAGACTCAGGAGATGTTTCTCGGGGAGTGATGTCTTGGGCGGTGGTCTTCTTACTTATTAGGGACGCAATCTTCTCGCGCACCTTTTGCTCAAGCTCTACAGTGGTCTGGTGTTTAACCGTAACCTCACTGCGCTCAGTAAATAGCCCCACTTCGCTAATCTTACCTAGCATCTCTAGTGCCCGTATGCGATTTTTACTGCCCGGTGCAGCCTCTTCAATCAAACTGTTGGTCACAAACGTGCGTATCTGTGCTGCCGTTTTAGCAATCTGTACGTCGTACTCAGACAGCAGGGCTCTTAAGTGATGGACTGTTGCAGTGTTCTGTACCGCTGAAGGGGGTTGCTGCTCTACGAGCACTTCTCGGGCTGTTTGTTTGTCAGCAGGGGTGGCCGCGTCAGGATTACCAAATGTCTCTAGGTAATCGGCTGACTTCAGCATGGCTTTGGCAGCCTCGCGCAGTTGCGCATGGTCGTACACGCCTGAACCAATAGGCGCGTCAATCACTTCGGGTGTAAGTTGTATTTGCATCGGCGATACCTTGTAGGCACGTTTTAACGAAGTGTATAGGATATGTTAGATGTTGGCAAGGGGGCAACGTGGCGTGATTTTTTATAAAAATTTTTGGGGTATAGCAAAATATTTAGCATGGGGGGTGTTTCTATATTTAGGGGGTGGGGTCCAGATAAGGGGATTTGGAATTTGTGGGCACCGTTCGTGCGAA